AGCCCTTGATAACACTGAAGAAAGCCCCAGACGACAGTGGTGCCCTATGCTACTGGAAAAGGGGAGACTATTCGCCTCTCATTTGCCCTCCCTTAGCTCTATCTTATGCACTAATTTGGTGCGTATGTCCAAAGTTGTACCTTATCCGGTGTGGATTCTGCTATACTATAGAGACAACAAACTTATGCTATAGCTTAAGCCAAGCTAGAAGCTGTTTAGTTAGTAACTACTTACTGCTTATAAGCGAAAGCTTAGCTTAAGCTGTACAGGAAGAGCTAGCTTACTGCTTATTAGCGAAAGCAAGGCTTAAGTTTAAGCATAAGAGAGCATTCGTTACTAAGAACAATGGGAGGTCTCCCCAATCTACCGGGTTATTGGTCGCATGGGCGTCAGGTTAAGGCTGGTTGGGGTCTCCCTACATTATGAGGTCACTATGTCAGAGAAGAAGGTCGGTCGGCCCTCCAAGCAGGAGCTGGCCTCTACGGGAGAACTGAGCAAAAGGCAGCAGGCAGCCGCTTTGAAAGAGTTTAGACAGCGTCTGCTATTGCACCCCGGTTCTCCCAAGCTAATAGAGAAGCTGTTTGCCACTGCATTGGACGATGAGGCCAAGAATCAGGCAGTAGCTATGAAGCTATTGGCCGATCGCCTTCTTCCGGTTGCGGGGTTTACGTCGGATGGGAAGCAGCAGGCGTCGGTTAGTATTAATATCACTGGTCTTGAGCCTAGTCATGGCGTCACAATTAACGGAGAGTCGGGAGAGGTCGATGAATGAGCAGGTAGTAAAGGCGGCTAGGCACTACGGCTACCGAGGACCGATTGAACCCGGCATGATCCACCTGATACAAGAGGAGGGCTTCCGCCCCACGGCATACATGGACGACGTAGGCGTGGAGACAGTAGGTGTCGGAGCCACGGCAGAGAATATGGACGCCAACTTCTTCACCGAGACGTATCCTAAGTACGTAGACCGGGCACAGCGTAAGGTCAAGAGCTACCACAAGCTCCCGGAAGAGGCCCAGCTGGCTGTACTCTCCGCTGTCTACCGTGGGGACATGGGACCAAAGGCAGCGAAGCTGATTGACGAGGGCAAGTTCAAAGCAGCCGCCAAGGAATACCTGAACCACAAGGAATACAAGGAGCGTAAGAAGGAAGACCCCGAGGATGGGGTGGTCTTACGCATGGAGCGGAACGCAGAAGCGATAAGGAGTGCAGGTGGCGAATCTAAATCTACAGCTGACTCCATGGCAGGAGGAGGTCTTCGCTGACCCGAGCCGATTCAAGGTGGTGGCAGCAGGCCGACGAACGGGCAAGACCCACCTGTCAGCAGTGGCTCTGATAGTAGCGGCGCTCAATGGCAAGGACGGCAAGGTCTTCTACGTAGCGCCGACGCAAGGCATGGCCCGGGATATTCTCTGGGACAAGCTCTTCGAACTGGCTGGTGATATAGTAGAGGCATCGAATGTAAACAACCTTACGATCACGCTGGCGGGTGGGAACACAATCTACCTCAAGGGCGCAGACAGACCGGACACGCTGCGAGGCGTGAGCTTAAAGTATCTGGTGTGTGACGAGATGGCGTTCATGAAGGCGGACGTGTGGGAAGCAATCCTACGTCCTGCCCTGTCGGATAAGAAGGGGCATGCGCTGTTCATCGGAACCCCTGAAGGTCGCAACGCTTTCTACGATATGTACGCAGGGGCGCAGCACTGGGAAGACTGGAGAGCGTGGACGTTCACCTCCCTAGACAACCCCTACCTAGACCCAGCGGAAATAGCCCACGCCAAGGAGACGCTTCCGGGCTGGGCCTACCGTCAGGAATACGAGGCTAGCTTTGACGCGCAAGGCAGCGAATACTTCAACGTAGAGGAGTTCCAGTATTATGCAGAGACACCTAAGGAAGGCGTCGACTACTATATTGCTGTCGACCTTGCAGGCTTCGAGTCTGATCGCGGAGCTAAGACTAAACGTAGAGACAACTCTGCTATGGCTATTGTGGCTGTTGATGGGTCCGGCGTCTGGCATGTAGAAAAGATAAAGTACGGACGATGGACGCTAGACGAAACAGCGGAGCACATATTCCGAGCGGTTGAGAAGTATCGGCCAGTGAGCGTGGGCATTGAGAAAGGCTTAGCGCAGCAGGCAGTCATGTCCCCATTGCAGGACATTATGCGTAGGACACACAGGGTGTTCCACATACAGCTACTCAGCCACGGCAATCAGCGCAAGCAGGACAGGATCTTGTGGGCGCTTCAGGGTAGATTTGAACACGGCCAGATTAAGCTAAGGCAAGACAAAGAGTGGAACGCTACATTCGCGGACGAGGCATCAGCCTTCCCGTCGCAGCTAGTACACGATGACTTGCTTGATGCGCTGAGCTATATAGACCAACTAGCGATAGTTCCCTATCAGTCGTTTGAAGAACACGACGACTGGGAGCCGGATGACGCAATAGCAGGTTACTGATGAGGATATATATAGATGAGTGGGATTGAGGAAATCTTCAAAGACGAAAAAGAAGACTCGGCCACTAGCCTAGTCGATTGGGTCATGGGCAAGTGTAACAACTGGCGTGACTACTACGAAGCCAACCACGCCGAGAAGCACAGCGAATACATGAGGCTCTACCGCAACCAGTGGTCAGCCGAAGACATGGAGCGCAAGTCAGAGCGGAGCAAGCTAATTGCACCGGCGCTGGCGCAGGCAGTTGAAAGCAACGTAGCCGAGATCGAGGAGTCAACCTTTGGGCGCGGTAAGATATTCGACCTGAAGGACGACGTGAACGATCAGGAAACCACCGACATGGTTTACCTACGTAAGAAGCTGCACGAAGACTTGCGGCTGGCTAAGATCCGGACCTCAGTGGCGGAGGCGTTGATTAACGCTGCTGTCTACGGAACCGGCATCGGCGAAGTGGTGCTTGAGGAGACCAAGGTTTATAAGCCTACGACTCAGCCCATGGGCGACTTAGGCATGTCAGAGATTGGCGTCACAGAAACCTACCGACCCCTCGTAAGACTAAACCCAATTCAGCCTAAGAACTTCCTAATCGACCCGGCGGCCCCTTCAGTAGACGAGGCGCTTGGCTGTGCCGTAGACGAGTATGTGTCACGTCACTACGTCGAGGAGTTGCAGGAGCAGGGCGTATACCTAGAGGAGTACGTAGGAGATGCGGCATCAGATACGGACATCGAGCCGGACGAGGGTGTTGCATCCTTGGCCGAAGAGCGTATACGACTCACGAAGTATTACGGCAAAGTGCCACGAGACCTGCTTCTTGAAGCGGGAGTGGACGAGGAAGACATCGCCGAACCCGGTCACTACGTTGAATCGGTTATCGTCATCGGTAACGAAGGCACGTTGCTGAAGGCAATGGCCAACCCCTATATGTGTCAGGACCGTCCAATCGTGGCGTTCCAGTGGGACATAGTACCCGGAATGTTTTGGGGTCGGGGCGTGTGTGAGAAGGGTTACATGAGCCAGAAGGCTTTGGACACGGAGCTGCGCGCACGTATTGATGCGTTAGCCCTCACCACCCACCCCATGCTGGCTGTGGATGCTACACGTATTCCACGAGGCCACAAGCTAGAGGTACGGCCGGGTCGAATGATTATGACCAACGGCGCACCCGGCGAGTCGCTGATGCCTTTCAACTTCGGGCAGCTTAACGGAGTCACTTTCCAGCAGGGCGCACAGCTCCAGCAGATGGTGAGCCAAGCGACGGGCGCAGCCGAAGCCAACGCAGGCATGGTACAGAACGACGTCACCGCAGCCGGACAGTCTATGTCTCAGGGTGCGATAATGAAGAGACAGAAGCGAACCTTGGTTAACTTCCAAGAGAACTTCCTGCTTCCCTTCATCAAGAAGACAGCTACGCGCTACATGCAGTTTGACCCAGAGAACTACCCGGTGCAGGACTACACGTTCACGCCGTTCAGCTCACTGGGCGCTATGGCACGAGAGTACGAGGTTAGTCAGCTGAGTCAGATCCTCCAGATGGTTGGTCCTGAGTCTCCTGCACACGCTCCTATCCTCTCCGCCATCATCGACCACATGAACGTGGCAAACCGCGAAGAGTTGATCGCAGCCATACAGCAGGGCAGCCAGCCCGATCCGGCAGCACAGCAGGCAGCGCAGCAACAGCAGCAGCTACAGATGGCTCTCACGCAAGGTCAGGTGCAGGTGCTCCAAGCACAGGCGCAAGAGAGCAGCAGCAGGGCCAATAAGTACAACGTAGAAGCTGAGCTGTATCCGCAAGAGCTAACGCTTAAGTATAGCGACCAAGACAACGACGGCAGGGTAGACGACGACTTCGAGAAGAAGGTGCGGCTGGCTGAGCTATTGTTGAAGGAGCAGGAGATATCTGTCAAGAACAAGCAGGCAGACTCCGGCGCGGCCGCTCAGAAACAGAAAGCAGAAGCCGAACTAATGAAGCAACTAGCAGGAGGCATGAATGGACAACCTAGCAATTCTGGCCCTACTGCGCCGCCTTCAGGAGCAGGTTTCTGAAGTAAGCAAAGGCCAAGGCCCGGAGGGACCAGTCGGTCCTCAGGGGCCACCGGGTGAGCGCGGGGCTGACGGTATCCAAGGTCTGAGAGGGCCGGAGGGAACCCGAGGCTCCGACGGCGTACAGGGGCCGCAAGGTCCAGCCGGAGAAGACGGGGAAGATGGAAGGGGCGTTGAGAGCGTCTCACAGGCCGCTGACGGCGATTTAGTGTTCCACCTAACCGATGGTACTGAGCAGGTGGTAGAATTGCCCTACGGCCTTTCTGGAGGCTCTGAGGGCCATACAACAGTAGTCACTGGAGGCCAGATGGCAAACTACGATCCAAACAACCTAAGCCCGGCGATGTCTCACGCAGAGCGGGAGATCCTGTCTACGTATGGCGACAAGGCGTCAGTGGCTGCGAAGGCTAAGTCGTTGAACAAGTTTGGCCGAGGAACGTGCACAACGTCCGGCACCGAGTACACAGTGTGGGGATCATCGAACCTCGAAGTGTACCAGACGGCTAACACGATTGACACGATCAGCTCGTCTAGCACGTTGG